CGGCGGCTCGATCGGCGGCAGCCGCGGTGGTGCTCTGCAGCGGATGGTGACCACGATCCGACTGCAGGAGTGCGTGGCCTACGAGATCGTGCCGAAGCAGGCGGAGCTGCCGAAGGTGAAGCTTCAGCCGAAGCGGAAGCCGGTGCCCAAGGCCGCACCGAAGGTCTGCGACGTGTGCTCGCGGCCTCAGGTCAACCTGACGGTCAACGTGCAGAAGTGATGGGCAATGCCCGGGGCTACGGTCCCGGGCTTCTTAAGAGGATCAAGACCATGGACTACGGATTCAACGTTGTGCGCCACTCTTCGGATGGCCTGGACCTGTACCGTGTGGAGCCGGCTGGTACGCCAGCAATCCCCGGCGTGAACGCTACTTGGACCGCTTTCGACGACTGCACGGAAGCGATGGGACAGGAGTTCCTGGGCGAGCTGCAGGAGGCCATCGGCGGCGACCTGATGACCGTGGATGGCTTCCACTGTCTGGCCGTCACGTGCAAAGCGGGCTTCGCGCCGGCCAGGGTGGATCCGAGCGAGCTGCCGCCTGTCAGCCGGTATTGACAGACCCGCCCGGGTCATAGCATCATCCAACCACACCGGGCTCAGGCCAAGGCAACCCTGCGGAGTAACGAACATGCAAACGATCATCACCTACGCCGGTGACACCGGCTATCAGCAGAAACTGGCCATCATCGAGGCCCATACGGTCGGGGCCAAGGCCCTGGATAGCTACGGCACGCTGACAGGCTCTAGGCTTGTCTTTGCCGTGTCTCGCGACGGCCTGTACCTGGTCTACGTCCAGGGCAGCGGCTACCACAGGCTGTCCGTGACCGACGACAAGGGAGAGGCCACCAGTATGCTTGAGCTGCTGAAGGAAGTCCACGGCATCGCGTCCGAAGCCATCGGGTGATTCCATTCACCGCGTGAATACCAGAGCCCGGCCACGCGCCGGGCTTTTTCTTTGCCGTTCGTCGGGTCGATTTGACGCGAGCATGGCAGGCCTGTAGCATCACCACGTGCCTGGCGATTGGCGCTGGGACTGACACCAAGGAGCGTCACCATGATCTACGAAAACACCCCCGCCAAGTGCCTGCTGGACGTCCTGAATGCCTACGGGCTGCGTGGCAAGAGTCGCTCGGATGCTGGCCAAATGCTGATCGAGGCGGCCGTGGGCCACGTGTCCGTCTTCACGACCAAGGGCCGGGTATTCGCGGCCACACGGGGCAGGAACGGCAATCTGGTGGTGGCTGTGGAGGCCATCTACCCGAAGGGCCGGGAGGCTGCCAAGGCCCTTGCCGTGGCCTCTCTGGCCATGCGTGGCCGTGCACAAGGGGTTCGGTCATGAGCGCCGCCGACTGGACGCCGGATACCCCCGTGACTGGCCGGGAGGGCGATCCCGACTTTGGCACCTGCCGGGTGTGCCAATACCACGACGCGGCCACGGGGGCTCTCATGTACCGGATCGAGAAGGAATCGACCGCGCCAGCTGATGAGGCAGAGCTGATCTGCATCCACGTGTCCGCTGCCTACTGCCGGCGGCTGCTGACTGCCATGAAGGCTGACATGGGTGGCGAGCTGGGTGCAAATGGTGCCATGCTGCTGATCCGGGGCGCCACACAGGCCTCTGACGGCGAGCACACGGCAGGGGCATTCAAGGACCGGCCGGCAGGCCATCCGGACCCGCTGAGACCGACCCGATACAACCCCGACGGCAGCCCGGACTGGTCCGGCCAGGCACGGCCCGGGGATGCGATCACAGGCGCCAGAGTGGCGATCACGCCCCCCGAAGAGTGGGCGGATTCGACCGGTGAGCTACCCTTCTGAGCCTGAGTTATCCACAGGTTATCCACAGCCTTTTAGAGCCCCTTCGGGGGCCATTTTTTTGCCCGTTCCATGGGGTCTCCACCCCCCCCCTCCAAAGGGGTCAAAAGTAATCACTAATTTCCGAGATAAAGCCACAAAGTTGGAATAGTGATTTGTGAACACTAAGTCTCTATCCCGGGATTGGCTCTACAAGCCATTCTACGAATTAGTCCTTACCCTCCCTTGTGAGGTCAAAGGTGTGGAAATACCTACTTTTACATATTCTTCTATAAGAGGGGAGGGTAAGGACTAATTGCATTTTGGGGAGGGTAAGGACTAATTCGTGTTGACACAACCACTGGGTGTCGGTACCATGCGCGGGTCAAATCTCGCCCAAAGGAGGTCATCATGACACGCAATTCCGACTTGGTCCTTTTCGCCACCCCTGTGCTCGTTCCGGCCGCAGTGCTCCATACCGGCAAGGTGCCTGCCAGCAAGCGCGTGGCAGCGTCCAGCGACTTGCCGCCGGGCTGGCATGTCACCCTGCTGAACCTGTGGCCGGATGCCCTGGAGAAAGGGAACCGCTCCCTGATCGCGGCCCGGGCAAAGCCTCGGCCCGACCCGCACGCCAAGCGCAGTGACGGGGAGCTGCTCCGCTCTCTCCGCCGCCGTGTGCACGGCTGGCTCAATGCAACCGACGTGCCGGCAGCGGAGCGTAGCAGCGTCATCGAGGCCCGTGGCGCGTCCTACGCGGCAGCCGAGAAATTCGCCACCGGCAAGCCCGGTAGCTGGGGTGCTCCACTGACCACCTCCGGCAATCGCAAGCCCGTACCCTCAACCGCGGGCACCAAGCGACCACACAAGCCCCATGGCCCGCGCCGTGACCTGTACTGGACCCTGACCACTGACAAGGGCCACCGCGTGCTCTACAAGGCCGCCAGCGCCGTCGGCAGAGCGATGTCATCTGGCACGGCGCCGGTACCGCAGGGATGGCACCTGTGCCGCGGCATCGAGTGCGGAGACGGCGCCCGTGGCACCCCTGTCAAGAAGATCCTCCGTGTGCGGGCAGAGTACGACACGGACCCATCAGTAACGTTGGCGCAACGCCTGGTCATCGAGGCATTCGTGACCTGGGTCAAGAACGCCGCTCGCAACCCGACGGACGGTCATTGACCCGGCGCGCTAGATCCTTCATAATTCACTTCAACGCCTTGCAGTGAAAGCTGCCGGGACTTGCCAGAAAGCCCGTGGCGCCGTTTTTCACCCTTGGTAAGGTAATCACCCTACCGAAAGCCGGAAACGCGCCACGGGCCTTCTGGAGCCTTCTGGAGGCATCAAGATGCACCCGCTTCTCTTCATCCTCGGCTTCATCGCCTTCATCCTGGTCATGTTCGGCCTGATGGAGCTTCGTGCACGCTCGATCATCAAGCGATTCGAGCGGACCATCAAACATTCACAGGAGTGATAGTTCCATGATCCTCATCGGTATCGCCGGCCCGGCACAGTCGGGTAAATCCACGCTGGCGGGCGAGTTCCGCCGGCTTGTTGAGTTCCGTGGCCAGAAGTACGCAGAGAAGCCCTTTGCTGGGCCGCTGAAGCGCATGCTGGCCTCCATTGGGGTGGATGTATCAGACCTTTCCAAGAACGTCCCTGCGCCCTTTCTGGACGGCCGCATCACACCCCGCATCATGATGCAGACCCTGGGCACGGAGTGGGGCAGGGCACTTCTCCCTGACCTGTGGCTGAAAGTCTGGCAGCATGAGCTGGACGACAAAGCCCACACCGTGTGCGTGCCCGACGTCCGCTTTGACAACGAAGCGGATATGATCCGGGAACTGGGGGGCGTGATCATCCACGTCCAGCGCAAACCGACCGCCGATATGCAGGCCGTGCCCCCCCATGCCTCTGAGGCTGGAATCAAGCGCGTGAAAGGGGATACCATCTTCCACAACGATCGAGGCATCGAGAAGATGGCCCAGTTCGCGGCCTCCATTCTGGATAACACCAAGTGAAACAACCCAAGAAACCCCATGACGCGCCACGCGTCATCGCCCTCGACATCGAGACCGCCCCGTGTATCGCCTACGTCTGGCGCACCGGCAAGCAGGTCCTGACCATCGACCACATCCAGCAGGAGAGCACTCTGATCAGCTTCTCGTGGTCAGATTGGGAATACGGCAAGGCCAAGAAGGCAAAATACCTGTCCACCTTCGAACAGGCCAACCAGCGGGACGACAAGCAGCTGGTCACGCAACTCTGGGAGATCTTGAAGGACGCCACCCACGTGGTCGCCCACAACGGTGCCCGCTTCGACTGGCCCATGATCAACGGGGCCTTCTACCGGTGTGGCCTGAAGCCCCTGCCGAAGCCCAAGATCCTCGACACGATGCTGATGGCCCGCCAGATCGGCGGCCAGGCCTCGTACAAGCTGGCGTGGCTGACCAAGGATCAGAAGAACTCCAAGCGGTCACACAGCCGCTTCCCCGGGCTTCAACTCTGGATCGAGTGGCTGAACCGCAACCCGGCCGCCGAGCGCGAGATGCGGCTCTACAACAACATGGACGTCGAGGCCATGTGCGAGCTGCTGAACAACGTACTGCCGTGGGCCCGTGGCCAGCAGTTCGCCGGACTGGTGCCTCAGTCTGAAGGCAGGGAAGATGAGGCCCACCACTGCCCCCGCTGCGGCTCTGCCAACGTCGTGCCACGTGGCTTCACGACCACTGTGGCAGGCCGTTACCAACGGTACCGCTGCTCTGATTGCGGCGGCTGGAGTCAGTCCCGCTTCCTGGTGCGTGAGAAACGCAAGCACCTGCTGAAGACGATCTGACCGCTCATCAGGCCGACAGACGGCCTTGACCGTCACCCGGGGTGAGCGTATAGTTCACCCCATCGACACAGCCGCAACGCGGCAAACATGAAAGGAGTATCACCATGAACCGTCACCTGATCCGCGCCTACGCCGCCAACGCCCTGTCAGCCCTGATCGATCACAACGGTGTCCTGTACACCTGTGACTTCCGCGGCCGCAAGCAAGCAGTGGCCCAGATCCGCCTCGGCGGTGTGGCTGTCAACCCCCGCAACCTGAATGCCCGGCTGCAAGCCGAGGCCATTCTGCGGGCACACAAGTTCCTGGGCATCGTCCTGCCCGTCATCTTCGAATGCGAACTGGACGACTGAACCAACCATCGCCCCGCCAACGGGGCTTCCTTCCAAGGAGCATCCAACCATGTTCAAGAAGCTTGTCCCTGACGCTCGGTTTGACCGGCTCGATACAAACCGCACCCTGCTGACCTCGGCCGAGACCGTTACCATCAAACCCTACGAGGCGCAGGTCATCCACACCGGGCTCTACACCTACGAACCGCTAATCCTGTCCTTCCAGAATGGCAACGGGAAGCTGGACATGTGCACCCTGCTGACCGTGGCGCTGCCGGACATGGAGGAGGTCAAGGTGACTGTCCTGAACCGCGGCACCGTTCCTGTCACGATTGTGCCGGGTGAGTGGCTCGTCGTGGCCCGCCGCCTCGGTGCGGCCGAACCACTTGACGTCGACATCTGACCTCGACCACCATCCACGCAATGCCCGGCGCTGCGCCGGGCTCAACCCAAGGAGTAAACCATGATGACCACCACCACCTACGGCTTCCGGGCCGAAGAAGAACGCATGAATGCCGCCGACGATCGAGCCGATGCCCGCATGAGCCGCGAGACCCGTGTCTGGAACGCCCTGCAAGACATCACGCGACCTGCCCTCCGTGAGAGCGCCTACGACGCCCTGAGCGCCGAGATTGACGACGGCGAGTTCACCCCCGGATGGTTCCAGGTCGGCCCCTACGTCGTCGGCGTGGCCGATGAATCCGGCGAGACCATCGCCGTCTACAAGATCCTGCCGCACCAACAGAGCCTGATAGGCATCGATGCACTAGCCCAGCGCCCCGGCGAGATCGGTGTTGAAGGCGGCTTCATCTACCACGAGCCCATTGGCAACGCCCTGTGTCACGCCCGGTTCCACGATGGAGAGTTCCTTGTCGACATCACCACCGCGGAGTGAGCCATGAATCGCGTCATCGTCTTCGTTGCCTACTTCTTCATCGCTGCTGTTGCCGTACTGCAGACTGCATCCGTCCACGCCACGGAGGCCGCGTACCGCGGCGCCGTGGCTGCCAACTGGTGCAACTACCTTGGGCCGGACTGCAAGCCCTACGGGCTCTCTGTGCGGGCACAGCGGGTCTTTCGGTTCCTTCAAGCCACCGACCTCGGCCTGCGGGGCGGCGTGACCCGCTACGAAGCCACCAAGGAGATCGCTGACACGGAGCAGGCCGCGGCTGCTGGCAACCACACGGCCTGTTATGAGGCCCGCGAACTGTCCCGGGCCATGCGGGCATCCAAGGTGCCAAGCACGCGCCGCTGGGGTCGGGGGCTGTTAGAGCTTGTCAGCCAGAAGTGTGATTGACCTGCTGGCGCTGTAACAGAAAAGGGGCCTTTCGGCCCCTTTCTCATTTCTGCTGTTGTCCTTGCACGTACTGCCAACAGGCATCCGCCCAGGCCCTCAGCTCGTCGGCTCTGTCGGCCTCGGATCGAAGAAATGTTCCAGCCTCATCCGAAAGTCGCCAGCCGGTGGGGCCTCCTGGAGTACTGACGGCGTGACCGGTGCCACTGGCGTTACGGTCGTGCAGGCCCCCAGTGTGCTTGCCAGCAGCAGCCCGCAGACGCCGCAGCTCAGTCTGGTACTTCCGGTCGATCGCCTGAGCCCGTTTGAGGCCTTCACGCTCTGCGAGCTGAATTTGTTCCAGGGCCCGCACATGCTGGGCATCACTCTTCGCCTCGTGCCACTGGTGCAGCAGCCACATCCCGGTCAGGGCCGCCACGGCGTGTGTCAGCATCCACATGGGCAGGCGTCTGACGGATGACGCGAGCCACGATGATAACCAGGCCAGCCCACTTGCCAAAGTCATCTCCCAGATACTCCTTCAGTTCGGGCAGGTAGTCGCCTGCCACCTCCAGCGCCACCAGCGCGGCAGCCGCCTGCACACTCAGCAGCCGCCACGCCCGTTTCCAGTCATCAATCAGCATACGCATTACCGCTCCGTTTCGAAGTGAGGTCCGTCGAAAAACTTTGCAGCCAGGAACGGGTAATCGTGGCAGTTCGGGCCGCTGATCCAGCGCCAGGAGCCACCCCACCGGACCGGCAGCCCAAACTCCAGCGCCACCTGTGCGAAGGTTCGCGCCAGTTCAGTGTAGGCCTTCGGGCTCCAGTCAGGCTTGCCGTTGGACATCACCACCAGGTCGACGGCGTGGCCAGTTAGGTGCTTGCTGTCTAGCGTCTTGGACTTGCCTGCAGCCACCAGCTCCTTCTGCCGGGCGGCAGTCCGCAGGCCTTCTGACACGTGGCATTCCACCGGGTGGCGCTTGATGACCTGTATGGTAACGGCAGCCAGCAGGGCGTCAACACCCTTCAGGCGCTCCAGGTCGCGGGCAATCGGCTCAGCCACGGCGGCCCCCCTCGATACGGTCCTCGA